CTCTATAGCGTTACGAATGTTCCAATTTCGATTATTAATCTCCCTCAATACTCTTTCTAGATAATTTACAACCTGTTTTAAATATTCAACTTTTTGATCTTGTTGTTGTAATTCTGCATCAGCTTCTAGATAAATATTAATATCAGATTTGAGTATTTTCAGATCAAATGGTTGAGATTGATAAACTTCAGGATCAGATTTACCAGTATAGTATTCCCACTTAAATTTATATAAACTCTTATACCCATCTCTTGCCTTTTTATATTGCAAAGAATATTTGGTATAATGCTTAAGGTATTTGTTGTGCAACTGTGGGGTTCTAATACTTTCTAAATCTAATTCAGTATCATCAATTTTCAAATCACGATCTACTTCATTTTGTAATTCATTTAAATCCATAATATATTCCATCATATAAAGGCGAGAAAGTAGTCAGAGGATAATCACCCCTTATCTTCTACCTATATATACTTCCGTCAATAACCACATTGTTGGAAGATTAATTACTATACTGATTATCGTAACTACCTTCTCAAAATTATTTATACTAACCTATAGCACTAATCGTAAAATATGAGAAGGCAAATGTGGCAGTACATTCTGCATAAGTAACGTCTGATTCTTGATGTGAATACTCAATATTAGTGAGAGAAATTGGAAAGGCTTCTACCATTTGTATCTTTACTACAGGATTATTCTTACTACTCATTATAAACAAATCTATATTAGAATACAAATCTCTATCACTTTCTTTGACGTTTCCTAATATAAGGTCCATAATATCAGTCTGTGGTCGTTTTGGTATACCATCAGGTCTTTCTTTACCTCTAAACTGACTACGCATTTCTGGTGCAGCACAGTTGATTAGCCAATCATGCATCTCTGTATAATTTTTTAGTTGTTCATCTACTAAAAATGTTACATAGAAATCATCATAGGTTAATTTATCACCTATGATAGGCATATCAATCATTGGTGTTGTTTGCACAGCCTGTCCTAAAGAAACACCAGGTACATTTGCCCTCACTACAAACCATTCGGTCGTAGGAAACAAGGGCAAAAATACCTTGAATTGACTTTGCTGTGAATAATCAAAGACAGTAGGCTGACGATTTAATGCGTCACCCTGTCCTGTTGTAGCCGTAGCTGTACCTGAATATGGATCAGTTTGTGCCATTAGGCTCCCCAACCATTTCCTGCACCAATTGTAGATTCTATTTTATGATATTCAATAACTATAGTGTAAGTAGCTGAAGCATTGGTCATTAAAACATCTCCTGTAAAACCAGTAGGTAAAGCTCCTGACGGTGTCCCAGGTAGACTTCCGGCCCTAGGCATAACAATAGCCGGCTGTCCTGGTTGATAACCATATGTGCCACTAGTTCCTTCACAAATAAATGCTATTACATTAGATGTAGCATCCCAGATAAGATCAAATCCACCTGATGGTCCGGAAGTTTTCCAAAAAATCTTTGCAATATTTACTATACCACCTGTTTGCCATCCTTGCAAATCTGATACATTTAATGAGTTAACATTGGTGTTTGCAACACCATCGCCAATATATTTGACAGTAGTTCGATATCTAGTATCTGCTAGATATTGTACATGAGTGTGTGCCATTATTCTTTCTCCTTATTGTGGGGCTGGAGTCTACTCTCCCCCTTTTACAATGACTCCTATTCGTTACTATTTATATAAACCGCAGACCAAAAAAATGCCCCTGCGGTGGGAGGGGCATTCCAAAATTGCATCCTTTATAATTGTATTATGGCGAATGCTTTTTGTAGGTTACTTCTTACGTTAGGTTGTTGACCTGAACTCGACGGTAATACACGTTTGAATTACGAGTACCAGGTCCATCGGGTGCAATTGCGTTCACGTTCAGCTGTGCAAACGGGTTCACCTGCATTCCATACCGAGTCTTGAAACCAATCTTCGGCTGGAAGCTGTTCTCACCAACGGCACGAACCATCTGCAACGGAACATATGGGCAATAGAACAAGCCTGCATCATAAGGACTTGTGCCCCTATATCCACAAACATAGTACTGCGCCGCAGTTGCTCCAGATGCACCATATGGTACTTCCATGTTCATGTACGGATCAACGTACACTTTGAAGCGACCATTCAGCACGCCGGCGAAGGTGTTACCTGTCGAATCAACATTCAGGTTGTCCTGAAGTGCAGACTGGTAATCAAGAAGTCCAGCCATTGTCATCGCAGAAGCGACATCAGCAGAACAAAGGATTATGTTACCCTTTCCACGCCGTGTGTCACGAGCAATTACGTTAGCATCACGTTCCATTGCAAACATCAACCCCTTGAATTTTTCAACAGACCAGCGACCGCCGGAGTCTGTATCAAGATCAAAGATACCAGCAGTAGTAACATTTTGAAATGCTCCAACTTTGGCGTTCATGTAAATAGTACGGACAACTTCTCGGTTAATTTCAGCAAGAATTTCAGCTGACAGAATATTTGCAAGCTCTGTCTCTGCATCCAAGCCATGGATCGCTTTCAGATCCTGTGCAAGTTCCATCGTGTACTCAGCTTTCAGCGCACGGGACTTTGCAGTCACGGTTGCTTTCTCAATGCTGAATGCCATCTGATTAAATGCATTTCCGGTGGAATCACCAAGCGCTTCAGCAGCTGCTGTGGTCATCCCTTGTCCCGTTGTAAAAGTAGCAGCAGAAAGTGCTTTCAATACACTTGTGCCTACCTGAGCAGTTCCAACCGCTGCATCTTCCGAAGAAAAGAACGTATTGGCTTCGTTAAATAGAGCTTCTGTAGCTGAAGTTGCTTGTGAGGTATATCTAGCCTTCATTGCAAAGATAAGACCTGTAGGACCAGTCATTGGCTGGACGCCACAGATATCATACGCAATAAGCGAAGGCATTGCACGACGGACGAGCGAAATTAGGATCGGATCCCAATTCTGCACTCCCGCTGTTTGGTTTGCAGGAGCAGCTTCTGACAAGAACGCACGGTCCTCACCCATCGCCTTTTCCTGGTTTTCTAATATTACAGTTGTAACAGCACGCTTGTAAGGATCCTTAATCTCTGGAAGATCAGGATGTTCTAGGACTGGCTGCCATTTTTCCTGTAGGTGTTCAGTTTGATACATTAGTTTTTTCTCCCTTTTTATATATTTATAAAAGACTTAACTCTGCGTCCCTACGGCTCGGGCTTCACCCTTGCCAATCGCAGTCATATAAGCAGCCATTGTGTCAGTTACATCTTCATAATTTTCTTCGGTTGGTGCTGCCTGCCCATCTTCAGTAATTTGAACTTTAGGAAAGTATGAATCCTTGATCGTCGTCAACTTTGTACGATAGTCGTCAGCGTTCTCATATTCAACCGTTTCTGCTAGTTCCGCAAATTTCTCTACTTCTGTATCTGCTAGATCAGAAGCCACATCTAAAAGAATCTCATGTTGCTCAAGCTCATTAATTCTCTTGGTCATATTAACATTCTTCTGTAGTTCTTCGTTCAATTTTTCTTCCATATCATCTGCTTTTGAAGCAGCTGCATCAAGAAGGTCAAACTGATCATCAGGTACAGCAATGTCATGTTTCTCAAAGAGACCACGCAAATCAGAGATAAAACTTTCTGCAATTTCTGATTTGAGCCGGTGCTCAAGTGCTACTTCATTCTTCTTAATCCATTCCTCAACTACATAGGTGAGATAATTATCTACTTTCGCAGACAACTCATCTTTAGCTTCAGTCATGGACTTATCAAAAGCCTCTGCATACTCTTCCTCAAGGCGTTCCAGCTCTGAACGAATCTTGGCCTTTACTGCGGCTTCAAATATCGTTGCGGCTTTCTGTTTGAATTCTTCTGAAAGACCTTCACCACCCGTTAGGGCTTGTACATCATCAGAAAGATCCATCGCAGCAACACGCTCATCAACCGTTTCTCTCATCTCAGCGTCATATGATTCATCAGCTTCGGACTCATCGTCACGGTCTCTTAGGTTTTGCTTCTTACGTTTCTTTCCAGTCTTTTCATCTTCTTCTTCATCCTCATCAGGCTCAACCTGTGGTCGTCCTTCAGTGCCACCTCCTTTTCCGGCTTTCTTCTTCTCAGCCGCACGAGCGCCTTTCAAAGATTTCTCTTCCGGATCTACACCTTCCATTTCAACTTCCTCGCCTCTCATCTTATCACCAACCTCTCCGTCCATAGACGTAGGGGCCACTGTTTTTCCAGAGGCATTAGAAGCCAAACCTTTACCACCAGCTTTTCCCTCTTCTTTTGCAGCAAGTATGTTTGCTTGACCTTCCATCATTGATTTAAATAAATCTGATTCACTTGCATATCTTTGTTCTGCTGCTTCTTTTTTACCAGCCATAAATTTGTCAAATGGGTCTTTTGCTGATGTTGCAACTTGTTGGAATATGTTACCGGATCTTGGTCTTGATACTAAGTCAAGTCCCATGTTAATTAAAAAATCATTAAAGTTTGTGCCTCTTGGTGAGTAAGCCATTGACTCTGATGCTCTTCTCATGTCACCAATAGTTGCACCTTTTAAAAATTCTGCCATGTTCATTTCTTCATTAAACTTTTTAACATTTTGATCAGATGCATTTTCTGTTCCTTGATACCCTTGTCTAGGAACATCTAACCCTGAAGTAATACCTTCAGCGCTACCGCCTGTTCTAAACATTGGTCTTCTTAAAGTTCTATTCATC